AGAAGGTAAACCACCGAAAATGGTACCAGACAAAAGAGCATTAAAAGCATAGGAACCAGTATCAATAAAAGCATCAGTATCACCGACAACACCCTGATCGGCAACTCCAGCAAATTCATTGTCCAACTCCTTTACGATTGATTTTAAAAATTCCATATTAACCTCACGGATTGTTTTTCGAATGTGGTACATCAAATACGAATGTTATTCTTACTTCATCACCGATGTTCTCAGTCCCATGTTCAAGTTTATTATTAAACCACAACAAAGTTCCTGGTTCTACATCATAATACTCATCACCTACATAATAACGATACTTACCTTGAATAGAAAGATGATAGCGATCTTTCGTTTGATAATAACTACCTATATCAATGTGAGCACCGACGTGACCAGCAACTGGCAACGAAAGAAACCCACAACGTTTAAACTTCTTGAAGTGCCTCTTTAAAAACTTAATTATCTCAGTATGACGCTCATACGCAGGCGTAGGAATACATATCTCAGTATCCCCAACATATTCTTCAGGTTTAGTTATACCACCAATAACTAGTTGCAAAACATCTGCTTCTATTTTGGGGAACCCATGTTCATCTATATTACTCTTCACACCCTCAATAGTTTTATTGTTACCCCAATCTTCAGGGTATTGTTTCAACTGATTGAGTATTTTAGATACATTAATACCTGTTTTAATTATGCGTATATTTTTCATCCAAAAAATTCTTCTAGATTAGCTTGTGGTTCAACATACCAGCCCATTGGTTCTATAATAGTTTTCAAAGGATCAAGAAATACTTTCTCATACATAGTATTATAATCTATATACGAATTTAAATCAAATTCTTTTGGTAGTGTTTGCAAGAAAGCAATCACGTCTTCAGAAAATGGATTTGGTTTGCTAACATAAACAAATTTTATCTTATCTCCATCTTTAATTTCTGGATACTTTTTAGATATCTTCAATCTTTTACAATGATGGTTGAATAACAAAGCACCACGCACATGGATTGGAGTACCCTTAGTATATATTGGAGAACCAGCATACTGTTTCATTCCATTAACACCTCTTGGGAAAGAAATATCTTCTACTGGCAAGGAATTAAATACTTTCCTATAATCTTCTACAAATTTATGCAGAACCTTTTCGTCTCCTCCCAAAACTACATTAACAGCATCCTTTAGTTTTTCTCGGATAACTGCAGGTGTGGAGGACTTGACAATTTCTAGTCCCATAACCTTTAGTTTTGGTTTGGCATATTGAACACCCTCAGAATTATGGACGTTCAGCACGTATCTCTTTTTCGCAGTCCAGATACCTTTATCAGCAAGAACTTCTCGCTTCATGACCATTTTTTGATCATAAGCATTCATATACTGAGCCAACTCATTATAACACTTATCTATATATGGTTGAACTTTATCTTCACAAAATCTATCCATTAATGAGATAATCTTTTCAGTTGGATTATCTTTGAAGAACTTCTCAACCAACTTCTCAAATGTTACATAAATTGAATCCGTATCAACAGCAATAATATAATCTTCATTTTTAGTACCAAGTATCTCGTTCATAAATTCGTTCATCTTATTATGAATCCAACGAATACTTAACTGTCCTGAAGTAGTGATACCCTCAGCCATACGAATATCAAAGTAACGGAAATACTGATTGCCCATCGCACCATAAGCAGAGTTCAAAGCAATTTTCATTGCCATCTGCAGATTGTTCAATCTAGATATTTCTTTGAGTAGTTCTGGTTCCTTGGTTTTTTCATAGTCTTGTTCAACAGCAAGCATCATCTTTTTATATTTGCTTCTGTCAACATACATCTTATTCATCAACTCAGGAAATATACCTTGCTTCTCTTTGCTATAACACCAGCCATTAGCAGTCATAGAAAGGTTTCTTTCTTTAACTTCACTGGTATCTACATTTTGTTTCAACAAACTATTTACTTTACAGTTAACATTAAAATCCTTAACCATGGTTTCAGGACTGATGTTATATTGCATAATCAAGTGGGGGTATAGACTGTTCAAGTCAAATGAAGCAACCCAGTTATGCATGCCAAGTATAGGGTCTTTAACAAACGCACCCTCAAACTGAGCACTCTTTTCAGTAAAACTTTTTTGCGGGATAACTATGTTTTTGCTCTTCAAGTGATTATAGATAATCGCATCCCACATACGAACCTGAGAATAAACATCCTCATAGTTTATCTTAGCATTATATGCCATAGTTAAGATAAGCTCGATCAGCTTCATCTTATCTTCAAGTTTATCAACCAACTCAACGTCATGAATATTATACTCAACAAACTTTTGCCAGTCACCTTCATAGAAGTCTTTGAAGTTTTCAAACTCACTGTGGTCTAGTTTGTTAGCACCAAGTTCAACAAAGGCAATGTGATCTAGACGATAAGACTCTTGGTTTGAATAAGTAAACTTCTTATAGAGATCGAGATAATCTAAGGAAGCAATACCAACCACATCATAAGCAATTTCTTTGTTACCCCTAACATAGATTTCTCTACGACGAATCATTTTCCAAGGAGAAAACTTTTGAGCATCCCTAGTGCCAAGGATACGTTCAATCCTACCCAAAAGATATGGAATATCAAAAAAGTTTGTGTTCCACCCCGTGATAATGTCAGGATAGTTTTTCTGCCAGAACTCCATAAACTTCTTGAGCATAGTATACTCATCTTTACATTCAATATACATAACATCGTTACGTGTATTATTAAACGGACGAGTACCAAACGTTATGGTTTTCTTTGTGGTAAAGTCTTTGATTGAAATTAGAAGAACTGCCTCGTTAGCAGTTTCAATATTTGGGAACCCTTCTTCAGTTGCGGTTTCAATATCAATCGTAAAGATTCTTATCTTATCAATATCAAACACCACTTCACCAGTATAGTTGTCACTTATATACTGAACAACATAGTTTGTATTTCCGTAGATCTCAAACCCCTCAACACCGTCGTATCTAGAGATAAAATCTTTACAGTCTGAGATAGTTCCTGGAGTAATCTCATAAACAGGTTTACCCTCTAAAGTTTTCCAAGGGATAGATGAGACACCGATAGATTTATTTGGAACAAACAGGGTGGGGACGAAGTCAAAGGTATGTTGAAAGCGTTTACCGTCTTCATACCCTCGCACCAAAATTTGATTACGCTTTTGGTGAACGTTAGTATAGAAAGTGTTGGACAAAAGAAATCCTCAAAAGAAATAACAAACAGGTATAATTATACTACAAGGTAGTATTATAGTAAAGTTTTATTCTTGTGTTGCAAGATATTCCAAAAAAGAAGCAGCTGCAGTTTCATTAGTAAAACATTTTACATGAACAATATCTCTGTCGATTGTGTGTGCTGCTACAACAAGTACCTGTTTACTTTTCATCACAGATACTTTAAAAATCCAGTTCCCCTTCTTTACAGGAATGAAAGAAGCAAGACCGTTGGGGAGAAGTGTAACTCTATTATTCATAGAGGTATTTAGGGATAGACCGAAGTCTACCCCCAAATATTAAACGTGCCAGTGTTTTCTAGATTGAAACACCTTTGACCAATGCTCTACCTCAGAAATAGATGTTGGTCGTTTACTCATAATAAACTGCTCAAGCTCATTGTTTGGCGTGTCGAAGAATGAAGTTAGGAATTTAATTATGCGTTGCATTTGCAAGATCCCTTCAAACTTTCAATGAGTTGTTTAGCATTTTTGCTTTTACCCATTCTGTTGAATCCTGCTGCTGCTCTTGCCATTCCAACTTCCATACCAAAACACTCCAATTTGCATAATAAATGTCTAATCATTTTGATCATTTATCATCGCTTTCTGCGAGAAATTGCTTCTCGCCATCGGAAGGTTGGTTAATTTCGATTTTCTTTGGCTTCTTATGCTCTGGAATAATACGCTCAAGGAAGATCTTAAGCATACCATTAATCATATCAGCACCCTGAATCTCGATATGATCGTTCAAAGCAAATGTTCGTGTGAAGTTTCTTGTCGCTATACCTTTGAATAGGTAGTCGTCATTATCTTCATTGGCGTTACCCGATACAACTAGTTTGTCTTCAACAAATTCAATTTCGATTTCAGATTTGCTGAATCCAGCAACTGCCATCTCAATTGTGTACTTGTTGTCGTCAACCTTTTTGATGTTGTAAGGAGGGTAGTTAGGGATGTTTTTTGTGATATCGTCGTGTAGTTTTGCTAGACGATTAAATTGATCATCGTAACCTACAAAAAATTTATCAAAATCTTTGAAGGATGATGGATTAAAGAACGTATCTAGACCTTTAAGAGTCATGTGTTTCTCCTTTTCAGCGAGTTAATAAAATTTGCTACCCAAT